CACGTTTTACTCGTATGTTAGCCAGCAGGCCCACATACCCAACCGCAGATTCAGATACACGATTTACCGCACAAAAGTATCAGACCTGACCGACGATTGACGAAAGGAGTGATGCAATGGCTGATATGCAGCGCTGGCTGCTCAGGGCGAGAGGAATTAACGCAAAGATCGACGCGCTGGACGAGCTGATAGAGCGGATCGAGTCAAAGGCAGAAGGCGGCGGCTCCAAAGGCGGCGGTGGCGGCGGAAGCCGGAAGCCCGGAGGGCTCGACAAATATCTCATCCAGATCGAGACCTACAAGAGCGACCGCGAGAAGATGGTCCGGATCCGCGACGAGGTCTACGACGCGATATGCATGCTAGAGAATAATGTCCACCAGAGCGCGCTTATCAGCTATTACATCACCGGCAGGGACTGGGAGGATATCGCCGCCGATCTGGGCAAGGACAGGACGACGATATACAGGTGGCATAAAAAAGCGCTGCTTGATCTGGAAAATATTTTAGAGATTGCAACATAATGCAACATGATGCAGTTGATTGCAACACGGGGAATGAGTACAATAGTACCATCAAGAGCTTCAGGAGAGAGGCGCTTGGTTCACTCCTTTCGCGAGCCCCGACGCAGCCATGAGCGCCGGGGCTTTTGATATCAATAAGACACTGACATGGAGGTGAGCGCGTGGCAAATGATCCGTATTACAAGACCGGGAAACACCGCAAGTGGCGGGCGGCAGTCCTTCGTAAAGACAAGTACCTTTGCCAGGAGTGCGCACGGTATGGACGCAGGACAGCGGCGACCCACGCGCACCACAAGATCCCAAGATCAGAGCGTCCGGATCTGGCGCTGGTAATCAGCAACGGAGTCGCGCTTTGCACCAGTTGTCACGACAAGATAGAGCCGAGGGTACCGCGGCGGGGGTAGCCCCCCCACCCCGGAGCCCGGCCCCATGGGGGGTATACCACCGGAAGGGGGAAATGCTTCCCTCTCCGGTGGAAATTTCAGAAAAAAAGTGGAGGTGGCTGTATGGCGAACATAAAACCCGAGACCCAGGTGCGAAAAGCGATGCAGTCCCTGGGCACTTACAAAAAAGAGTTCGAGCCAGTCATACTGATATTATGTCAGCTGAAAAAGCAGTATGATGTACTGACAAAAAAGTTCGAGGACGATGGTTACCGGTTTTCCGAGATCACCAGCTCCGGCACGAAAAAAGCGCCGATTGTTGTGACGCTTGAAGGCCTGAGAAGGGATATTTTGAACTATTATTCACAACTGGGCCTTACCCCGCAGGGCCTCAAGAAACTGAACGATCAGGCGATGGCAGAGAGCAAGGGCGAGAGCGCACTTGCAAGCGCCCTGAAGGAGCTGGGCGGACTGTGACAGGCAAGTATGCCGCCGAGGTCATTGAGTACGCCAAGAGCATCGCCGAGGGCCGCAAGATCGCGTGCAAGGAAGGAATACAGGGCTGCAAGCGGTTTCTTGCCATGGTTGCCAGCGACGAGTATGAGATCCGAACCCACGACGCCGATTTTGTGATCGGCATCATCGAAAAGACGTTCCGGCACCGACAGGGCGAGCGCCTTGACGGCACACCCCTTCGCGGAGAGCCGCTGCTGCTGGAACCATGGGAAAAATACATAGTCTACGGGCTGCTGATATTCTTCAAGCCCGGTACCAATGAGCGCGTCGTAAAAGAGGCGCTCATTTTTGTACCCCGAAAATCCGGCAAAACGATATTCGTCGCCGCGCTTGCCTACGCGCTGGGTCTCCTTGAAAGACTGAGCGGCTCCAAGATCTATGTCGTGGCCGCCGCACTCAATCAGGCGATGGAGAGCTTCACCAACTGGGAATATAACATCACCCGGGTGCTGTATCCTAACAAAAAAGCAGCGCAGGCCGACGGCTGGAGGATCCTAGATAACAACATGGAGCACAGCCTGGGACACGACGATCTGGGCGGCGGCTCGATGTACATGCGGGCGCTGGCCTACAATCCCGACAACCAGGACGCACTCAACTGTAATATCGGCATCGCCGATGAGATCCACGCTTACCGAAGCCCTAAGCCTTACAACCGAATCAAGGAGTCCATGAAGGCCTACACAAACAAGCTGATGATCGCCATCACCACGGCAGGCGACGACCCAATAAGCTTCTGCGCGAAAAAGGTGAAATACTGCAAGGGCATACTTGATGGAACATTCCGCGATGATACGTATTTTGTATTTATCTGCAAGGCGGATGAAGACGAAAATGGCGACGTGGATTTCACAAACCCGATCGAGCACGAAAAGGCAAATCCCAACTACGGCGTTTCGGTGCGCCCGGCAGACATGATGGCCGACGCCATGCAGGCGCTCAACGATCCGCAGCAGCGCAAAGATTTCCTTACCCGCTCGCTCAACATATTCGTTTCCAGCATGCGGGCATATTTCAATCTCGACGAATTTTCCCGCAGCAATGCGAAGGCCGAGGTCAAGCTGGGCATAGCGCCCGAGTGGCCGCTGGAAAAGAAACTGCAGCACCTTGCGAAGCTGCCGATCCAGTGGTTTGGCGGCGCGGATCTGTCCAAGCTGCACGATATGACCGCCGGCGCGCTCCATGGCCAGTACAAGGATATTGATATCGCCATTACACATGCGTGGTTCCCGCTGGCCGCAGCTGCAGCAAAGGCCGACGAAGACAATATCCCGCTCTTTGGCTGGCATGACGACGGCTGGCTGGATATGTCCAACGCGCCGACGGTCAACCATGCCGAGATCGTCAACTGGTTCATCAAAATGCGCACGATGGGCTTCAAGATCAAGCAGGTGGGCCACGACCGCAAGTTTTGCCGCGAATATTTCATCGGCATGAAATCCGCGGGTTTCTCCATTGTTGACCAGCCCCAGTATTTTTATAAAAAGTCCGAGGGGTTCCGGCATATTGAGAAAAAAGCCAAAAACGGCGAGCTGTACTATCTGGGCAGCGACGCTTATGAGTATTGCGTCAGCAACGTCAGGGCAATCGAAAAGACCGACGACATGATCCAGTACGAAAAAGTTGAACCCGAGCGCCGCATCGACATATTCGACGCCGATATATTCGCAGTCGTGCGCATGCTCGAATCACTAGAAAAAACAGAAAAGGCAAAGAGGTGGTTTGATGAGTAAACCGAGAAAAGGGCCGAACCGCAGGGACGCCCCCAGATCCTATCAGACGGCGTGGCTGTGCAGTCCTGATGCGTACAAAGTCCTTTGCGGCGACGGATACCGGCGGCTGACGGATTGCCCGGAAGTGCAGATGTGTGTAAACGTATACGCGGAAATGATATCGTCCATGACGCTGCATCTGATGCAGAACACGGCCATGGGCGACGTCCGTGTCAAGAACGCGCTCTCCCGGAAGCTGGATATTGAGCCCAACAAGCTCATGAACCGCAAGACGTGGATGTACAACCTGGTCAAGACGCTGATGCTTACCGGCGAGGGCAATCAGGTCACTTACCCGGTCTACGATGCTAACGGATATCTGGATGACCTGATTCCGCTGAAGCCGTCCGCAGTGTCCTTTGCAGACACCCAGGACGGCAGCTACCGCATCAGATACGGCGACAAAATGTTTTCCCCGGACGAGGTGCTGCATTTTGTGCTCAATCCAGATCCGGAGCGCCCGTATATAGGCACCGGCTATCAGGTGTATCTCCGGGATGTGGTTAAGGGGCTGAGGCAGGCAGGCGCCACCAAGCAGGCGCTGCTGGAAAGTCCGTCGCCGTCGCTGATCGTCAAGGTAGACGGCCTGACCGAGGAGTTCTCCAGCAAAAGCGGACGCGAGAAACTTCTTGCGCAGTACATCGACGCCGACAACAACGGCAAACCGTGGCTGATCCCCGCCGAGGCTTTCAGCGTGGAACAGATAAAGCCGCTCACGCTCAACGACCTTGCGATCAAGACCAATATCGAGCTGGACAAGCGCACGGTCGCCGGCATATTCGGCACGCCGCCGTACATGGTCGGTGTGGGCAGCTACAACAAGGCTGAGCACAATGACTTCATAAACACCCGGGTCATGCCCGTGGCTAAGACCATCGAGCAGGAGTTCACACGCAAGCTGCTGATATCGCCGGATCTGTACTGGCGTTTCAATCCCCGCAGCCTGTATGCTTACGACCTGACCGAGATAATCACTGCCGGTTCGGCCATGGTAGACCGCATGGCCATGCGCCGCAATGAATGGCGAGACTGGATCGGGCTCTCGCCCGACAGCGATATGGATGAGCTGCTGGCGCTTGAAAACTACATTCCCGCCAACCAGCTCGGCAACCAAAAGAAACTTACAGGAGGAGGTGAGGAATAGTGCCATACAGAGAGACCAGACAGTGCCGGAGCGCTCCCACCCAGTACCGCGCCGCCAACGAGGACGGCAAGCGATACATTGAGGGCTACTTTGCCGTATTCGGCGATATATACGAGCTATGGCCGGGCGCGACGGAAAGCATAGCGCCGACCGCCTTTGACGGTGCGCTGAATGATGATATCCGCGCGCTGATCGACCACCGCACCGAGCTTGTGCTGGGTCGCAGCAACAAGAGCGTGCACACGCTTGAACTGCGTACCGACAGCCACGGCCTGTGGGGCCGCATCGAGGTCAATGACAGCGATATGGACGCCACAAACCTGTATGCCAGGCTTGAGCGCGGCGACGTAGACCAGGCATCCTTCGGCTTCGAGATTCTTGACGAGGAGACCGAATACCGTGACGACGGCAGCGTCCACTGGACGATCAAGAAGGTCAAACTCTACGAGGTGAGCGTCTGCACCTTCCCCGCCTACGAGGCCACCAGCCTCAACGCCCGACGTCAGGATTACGACAACATCAAAAAGCGCCGGATGGAGATCTGGCGTAACGAAACATTGAGGAGGCTTAAAAATGGCTCTTAAACAGGTTTTGATCACCAAGCGGAAAGAAGGATATCTGGCCCAGCTGGCCGAACGCCGACAGAAGAACGACGATATCCAGCAGCGCAAGGCTGAAATGAAGAAGCGGGAAGCTGAGCTGGAAGCAGCCGTGCTGGAGACCAACGAGAACACCACCGATGAAGAGCGCGCCGAGCTCGACGGAATTGTCGCAGAGTTCGAGAATGGCCAGCAGTCCCTCGAAGACGAGGAGCGCGAGAACAACTCCGCGATCGAAGATCTCGAAGGCAAGATCGCGGACATCGACAGGGAGCTGGAGGAGCTCAACAAGCGTGGAGCAACCCCTCCGGCAAATCCCGTCCCCCCTGAAACTAATCCCAGAAAGGATGATGCGAATATGAATAACAGAACCAAGTTTTTCGGCATGACCCATCAGGAACGCGACGCATTCCTGGCAAATCCCGATATCAAGGGCTTCCTCCAGCGCCTGCGTGATTTCAAGGGCCAGACTCGCGCGGTCACCGGCGCAGAGCTTAACGTCCCCGAAGTGGGTCTTGAGCTGCTGCGCGACCAGATCGGCAACTACAGCCGCCTGCTCAACAAGGTCAATCTGCGCCGCGTCAAGGGTCAGGCCCGTCAGCGCATCGCCGGTATCGCCCCCGAGGGCATCTGGACTGAGATGTGTGCAAAGCTGAACGAGCTGGAGCTGTCCTTCGGCGAGATCGAGATGGACGGCTACAAGGTCGGCGGCTTCATCGCTGTTTGCAATGCCATCCTTGAGGACAGCGACATCGCGCTGGCCGCGTTCATCTTCGACGCACTCGGTCAGGCAATCGGCCTCGCGCTGGATAAGGCGATCATTTACGGCACCGGCACCAAGATGCCCGTCGGCATCGCGACTCGCCTTGCTGAAACTGCAAAGCCTGGTTACTGGGGCGCAAATGAGCCTGAATGGGCAAATCTTACCGCTACCAACGTTGTGACCATCACCACCACCGAAGGCACCAAGCTGTTCAAGGCGCTGGCTCAGGCAGGCGCAAAGGCCCGCAGCCGTTACGCCAAGGGCGGCCGCATCTGGATCATGAACGACACCACCCACCTGAACCTGATGGCCGAGGCCATGGGCGTAAATGCCTCCGGCGCGCTCGTCGCCGGCATGAACACCACCATGCCCGTCATCGGCGGCGAGGTCGTGCTGGTATCCGATGCCGTCATCCCGGACAACACCATCATCTGCGGCTATGGCTCCCTGTATCTGCTGGTCGAGCGCGCCGGCGTCAAGATGGCCCAGTCCGAGCATGTGCGCTTTATCGACGATCAGACCGTATTCAAGGCCACCGCCCGCTATGACGGCCGTCCCGTATTCGGCGAGGCTTTTGTCGCGATCGGCATCGGCGCAGCCCCCGTAATGACCGCCACCTTTGCTCCGGACAAGGCCAACGAAGCCAGCGCGTGATCTAGGCGCAGGAGGTGAGTGTATTGGCAATGACCGCAACATCCATGCAGACTGCGCTGGAGATGCTGAAGATCAGGCTCAACCGTTCCGCATCAGCGCTTGACGAATACTTCACCAACCTGCTGCATGCCGAGGCCGGAAAGCTGAGGGACAACGGCATACATCTGCATGACGACATGCAGGACATAATGCTGCTTGTCGACATGGCTGCATGGCGCTATAACAACCGAGACAAGCCCGGCGCAATGCCGGAGTGGCTGCGGCTGCTCCGGCGCGAGCGCTGGCTCGCCGATAACGGAAAGGAGGGCGAAAATGCTGTTGGATAATGGCGTGGCCTATATCTACCGTCCCGACCGGCCCCGCGGGATCCAGACTCCGGTTGACGGTCTGATCGTGATATACCGCGACTGGTTCGGCGAACTTCACCATGAGAGCGGCAAAGGCGCCGAGGCCGGTGACATGACCCGCCGCATACGCATCCATGACACAGACATCCGTGATTATGATATCGTGCGCATCGACGGCCTTTACTGGCTGGTGACCCGCGTATACCACGGCACCGACGACGACACGGGCCAGCCCATCGCAGATCTCACCCTTTCCACCGGCGCCCGGTATTTCGTCCGCCTGTCGCTTATCCCGCGCAAAGTCGAGCTTGACGAGCTCGGCACCATGACCAGCACGCCTGACTATGACAATCAGGTCGGAATCTGGGCCAACATCGGCTCCGTCAACGCAGACGAGTATTACACCGCCGAGGCCGCCGGTCACTCGCTGGATATGCGCGTTGAGGTTCATGCTGCTGACTACCACGGCGAAACCTATGTCAGGTACAACGCCGTCACCTATGAGGTGCGCCGCACCGAGCAGCGAGGCCCGGTTGTATTCCTGACCTGTGAGGCGATGACAGCATGGCACGAGTAAATGCTTTTGGATTTGACGATCTGCTGGACACTATGCGCAAAGAGGCGAAGATTACAGAAGAAGTCAAAAACAATATGCTCATAGCCGGTGCCAATGTGCTTGTCGATGAAATGCGCAACCAGATCCATGCCATGGACATCTGGGATATCGGCGCGACCTGGTGGTCCATCAAGCACAGTCTGGTCAAAAACCGTCTGGGCATGCACTATATCGAGGTATGGCCTGCCGGCAAACGTAAGGATGACAAACATCCAAACGGCGAGCGAATAGAAACGGTTGCATTTATTGCCGAGTATGGCACTAGCAAAGTACCGCCGCGTCCATTTATGAGCACAGCGGTCAGAGTAGCCGAAGACCGTGTCGCTGAGGCGATGATGAAAGTATGGGAGGAGCGTGGAAAGAAATGAGCGAGAGCCTGAAGGCGCTGCTTGAAAAGATCCTGCCGACATACCAGTATCAGATGCCTGCCGGCAAAACTGCTGCGATAACGTATCAGCCGATTTACGCCGCTGACAGCGCCTACGAATCCGGCGAAGCGATCCAGGAACACTGGTCGTTCCGGGTAACCATTTTCCAGAAAAAGCAGGATCCGGCGGTCATAAGAGCCGTCGTCCGTGATCTCCGTGCCGCGGGCTGGACGATAATCGACCGCGCATGGATGATCGATCCTGACAACAAATACTACCAACACGCTATCGATATTGACAAATGGGAGGTAATCAGAACATGAGGATAACCGTCCTTAGCTGCTATTGGGCAGATCTTTCTGTCGCCGAAGATACCGGCGATATCACCTACAGCAGCGGCCGGAAACTCTGCGGTGCGACTTCTGTGGGCGTGACCCACAATAAAGTCAACAGCAACGTATTCGAATCCGGCGCATCCATCTACAACAAGTCTTATATCTCCGGCGGCACGATCGACCTGAGCACCCACACGCTCAGCGAGGTGGACCGTGCCAGCATCCTGCACTCCATTACTCTGACCGACGAAAATGTCGACTACGAGGTCGGCGGCGACAACGACACCCCCAAGCGCGGCGCATTCGGCTTTGCCGTCCAGGAGGAAGACGTCAACACCGGTACTCCGCTGTATCGCTGCAACTGGTATTACGATACCACCATGGCCCCGCCCGACAACACCTACAACACGTCCGACGCCAACGGCCCCAACACTGAGCCGGACAATGTGCAGCTGAACTTCAGCCGTCGCCCCACCGACCGCAAGTACCGCCGCACCGCCGTAGTCAAGTCCATCGAAGAAATGGAGAATTTCTTCAAGACTGTCCAGAAAACGGCCTGACCATCAGCCCATCCCGTCGTAAAAGCGTCCGGGATGGGCTTTTTTGAAAAATATAGCTATGTGCACAAATACCGCGCACATAGCTATATTTTTTGAAAGGAGTGTGCAGTGTGAACTCGCTGAATATTAAAACAAACGCCAGAATGATAAAGATCAACGGCAAAGCCTACCGGATGGACTTCGACATGGAGGCGCTCAGCCAGGCCGAGCAGGTGTATTTCTCCCATTACGGCCGCAATGTCAACATCTCGGAGATAATCCGGGAGCTTGAAGAGGTCAAAATGTCGGCAGTGATGGCCCTTGCCTATGGCGCTCTCATATCTGCGGGCAACGTCATCGAGTGGCGGACGTTCTCCAAGGAGATCTTCAACTTCGCCAATTTTGACACGGTATTCGACGAGGTGTCCGAGGCCCTGCGCGCCATGTTCGACGCGCCGAGCGATACCGGGAGCAGCGACTCAAAAAACTGATGTTCCCGTGGCGGCAGCTGTTTGATGCATACGTAGCTGTCACGGGAGCGCCGAACATGGACGGCTTCTGGAAGTCCTCTCCCAAGGAGCTGTTCGCCTGGATGGAAGCTATCTCCAAGAGATACAAGGAAACCGAGGACAATGATACGCCGAGCGACTTCTGGCAGGAGGGAGAATTCTAGTGGCGACAAAAAAAGAATTGAAAACGATACTGACGCTGGAGGGCGAGAAAGCATATTCCCAGGGCATGCAGCGCATACAGAGCGCCCTTGGCAATGTTGCCACTGAGCACGCGCTCCTCAACAGTCAGTATGAAAAGGGCGACAAGTCCCTGAGCAAGCTGACCCGCCAGCAGGACATCCTGCGCCGGAAGCTCGACGAGCAGCGCAAAAAGGTGGAGCTTATCAACAAAGCCTATCAGGAAAGCGCCAAGCGGGGCGAAGAGACAGCCGCAATTACGCAGTCACTTGCCAGCGATCTCAACATGGCATCTGCCGCCATGAACCGCACCCAGCGGGAGCTGGACGCACTCGGCAGAGAGCTTGAGCACGTCAACTCGCGCACATATCAGTTTGCCGAAAGTATGAAATCCATCGGCGTCAACGCCCAGAGCGTGGGCAGCATGATGCAGAGCGTCGGCGATAAGGTGAGCAAGGTCTCCCTTGCGATCGCCGGCGCGGTGACCGCCACGTCGGTAAAGGGCTGGATGACCCTTGAGGACGAGATGGCCAACGTGGCCACGATCGCCGACACCTCCGAGAAGAGCCTGTCTGACCTCACCGCCGAGGCCATCGAGGCCTCCAATGTGACCGGCGTAGCCGCTGCGGAGATAGCCAAGGCCCAGTATCAGGCTATATCGGCCAACGTGGCCACCGCTGAGTCCACCGGACTGGTCGCCAACGCCGCCAAGGCCGCCAAGGCGGGCGTTTCTGACGTCACCACCGTTATCGACGGCGCGACGTCCATAATCAACGGCTGGGGCATTGCCATCGGCGAGAGTGAAGCAGTCTTTGACAAGCTGCTCAAGACCCAGCAGCGCGGCAAGACCACCATCGGCGAGCTGGCGTCCAGCATAGGTCAGGTGACCGGCCTCGCTCCGCAGCTCAACATGTCGCTGGATGAAACGCTGGCGGCAGTCGGTGCGCTGACCCAGAACGGCGTAGCCACCAGCACCGCCATGAACGGTCTGAAGGCCGTTATGAGCTCCATACTGAAGCCCACCGCTGAGGCAAAAGAAGAAGCCGAGCGGCTGGGCCTCCAGTTTGACTCAGCAGCCCTCAAGGCCAAGGGCTTCACCGCATTCCTTGCCGATGTCGTCGAAAAGACCGGCGGCAGCGAGGACTCCCTGGCGAAGCTCTTCGGCAGCGTCGAGGGCCTGAGCCAGATAATGCTGCTTGGCGGCAGCGCAGCCGGTATGTATGCAGACATACTCGACGACCTGGGCAGCTCCGCCGGAACGCTCAATACGATGTTTGAGGAAAGAACGGCATCTTCCGCCCAGCGCTTTTCCATGGCGCTGAACAAGATCAACAACGCCGCGATATCCCTTGGCGAATCGCTGGCCCCCATGATCAATGTGGCCGCAGATTCGATCGAGAAATTCGCCGACGCATTACAGGGCATGTCCGCCGAGGAGGCGCAGAGCGTCATCAAAACGGCTCTGTGGATCGCGGGCATATCCAAGGGCATATCTGTGCTGGGCAGCCTTGTAAAGCACGCATCGACCGCTAAAACGGCCATAAGGGCCATCGGCACTCTGCTGAGCCCCGGCGGCGCTGTGATCGGCGGCATTGCTCTTGCCGGTACCGCTATTGCGGGCCTGTCGGCGCTCACCAAACGCTTCTCCGCCGAGGCCGTGCTGGATATCTCCGTGGATGACTCGGAGCTTGAAAACTACCGAGTGGACACCCACGCGCTTGAGGATCCTGTGGCCATCGTAGCCAAGGCAAAGCTGGAGATAGACCGCAACCTGTCCGATTACAGCACCGATGTGACCGGCTGGCTCAGCGACGGTGAGCGCGAAACAAAAGAAGAGCTTAACAGCTATGTCAACAGGCTCAATTCCATCATCGAAAAGGCTTACACCTCCGTGAGCGAGTTCCAGACCCAGAAAAAGGAGGAACTGGACGCCCAGCTGGCCGCCGGCCTCATCACTCCCGAGGAGTATTCCGCATCCCTTGAGACCCTTCAGGGACAGGCAGCAGAGATGGAGGGCGAGCTGACCACAGCTGCCGAGGCCGTTATCTCCTACGTTACCACACTGGTCGAGGGCAACAAGAAAATCACCGACGACGAGATAAGCCAGCTCAACAGCCTCCTCGAGGCGCTGAACAGCACGTCGTCAGCGGTCCTTGACGCCACCAACACCGCCAAGCAGGCATACGAATGGGCCTACCAGAAGACAGCCACCGGCATCGGTGATGAAGCAGATCGCGCAAAGGCTGTCGAATACGTCGAATTGCAGTATCAGACGAATCTGAGCAGCCTACAGTCCGCCGAAAATGCAGTAAAGGGCAAATATGCAGAGCTGGCCGTGGGCGCAACAGAAGCCGAAATAATGGCTCTGGCAGAGCAGGAGCAGACCGAGCTCGCCACCATACAGGAGCAGATTGCCGCGCTGGAAGATCAGCGCAAGCAGATGTATGCCGAACTGCTGGCGGGAGAATTGAAACAGGCAGGCGTAGATATGGCTACTCTTGAGGACGCTGCTGCAAATATGTATGCAACTGAACTGCATGAAGCGCTGCCGGCAACGGAGCGAGTGTTCAGCCCTTACAAGGACCTGATAGCCGAAACACAGGAAGCAGCCGACACAATAAACAATACAGACCTGAGCGGTGCAAAAGATATCATATCTTATATGGTCAGCAACGGTGCGCTTGCACAGGAAGCGGTTGACACGACCAGCGAAGCACTTATTGAGATGGCTGATATCCTCAGGAAAAGCGAAGAACTGGAAGATGTTCCCGATGAGTTCAGCAAGGTCGGCAGCAGCGCAGTATCCGGCCTCGACAGCGCGCTCCGCAGCGGCTACACCCCGCTGCGCAACACGATGCATGAGATGGCCGGCCTGATATCCACAGAGCTCAACGGCATACTCAGCGACATGTACGCCCGTCTCGACGGAGTAAAAAGCTCCTACAGATCTGCATCGTCGTCGAGGGTATCGTCCGGCAACAATGCCGCTGTCGCATCGACCTCCAACTCGACCATCATCAACAACCACATCAACTATACAGCCGGAGCCGGTACCCGCCGCGAGGCCCGCATGCTCAATCAGCGCCTCGCGCAGGAGCAGCAGGCCGCGCTGATATCGGAGGGACTATAAATGGCAAACATAATGGAGTTTAACGGCACCACCAACCTGAGGTATGGTGTGGTCGTCACCTCGCTGCCGCCGATCCCCACGCCCGAGGAGCGCGGCGAGGATATCGAGATACCGGGCCGCAACGGCAGTCTCTGGCGCAGCGACGGCTCATACAGGCCGGTGACCATAACGGTGCCCATCTGGGTGCCGCCAAAGACAAGCCTCACTCAGGTGCGCGGCTGGCTCACCGGCAGCGGGCCGCTGAAATTTGACAACGGAACACTCTACTGGGACGCCAGAGTAAGCGGGGAGACGCATTTCGCTCCCCGCGATTTTTATGAAGGTTATGAAGGCACAGTCACATTTACATGTCAGCCATTCCGGCGGGTGAAGGACGAAGAGATAGTCGTCGACAAGAACCCCATGACCATTAATAACCCGTATTCGGCATATGCAGAGCCGCTGATCGCCGTCACATGCACGGGCGAATTTACACTCACGGTCAATGGCACGATCTGCACCATCGCCGATTGTACCGGCGAGGTAATGCTGGACTCTGAATTGCAGGAAGCATTTATCGGCAATGCGCTGATCAATGACAAGATGACCGGCGCGTTCCCGGTACTGACTCCCGGCGACAATGTGCTCTCATACGAGGGCGCTGTAACAAAAATCCGAATAAAGCCGAGGTGGAGAACGCTTTGATTAACGTATACGCGCCTACTGCTGACGATTACAGCAATAATGGCTTGCTCGTATTGGATCCGTGGTGCGTCTCTGCCAGGATCCGGGAGAAGCTCAACGGCGAATACACGCTGACTCTTGAGCTGGAGATAAATGCGCGCACGGTCGAGGTAGTCAATGAGATGGTGATCAAGGCCCCGGCCCCTGTGCGCTTTACTCCGCAGCTGGATATCTACACCCCCAGCGCGACGGAGATCTGGAAGGTCAACACCAACACCCGCCGCCTGAGCCTGCGTACCAAGCCCAGCACGACCACGGGCCGGGTGCTGCATGCATACAAAAAGGGCACCGAAGTCATCGTCACCGACAAGAGTAACCCCAACTGGTATGTGGTCGCCGCTCCGGACGGCCGCAGCGGATATATGGAGGTCAGATGGCTGCAATATGTCCGAGACGAATACAGCGCGCCGGTAACAACGGGCGTGATCGAGCAACACAAGACAAAGGAGCAGCTGTTCCGGGTGCGCTCGGTATCGTCCACACTGGACACTATTACGGTGGAGGCCCAGCATATAAGCTATGACCTGCGCCGCAATTACATAAAATCCGCTGCCACCAAGGGCAAGGCCGGCGCCGAGGCGTTCCCGGTCATGATGGCCGCTACGCTTTCGGCCCATGAATTTGACGCCTACAGCGACATTGAAACCGAGATCACCGAGGACATCAAGCGAACAAACCCCATTGCTGCGCTTTTCTCGGACGGCGGTCTCGTTTCAATGGCAGGCGGCGAGGTGCTCCGGGATAATTTCGATATCTACTGGGTACGCCACATCGGTCAGGACCGGGGCGTGACAGTAGCCTATCGAAAGAACATGGCCGGTATGGACGTGAAGATCGACACAAACGGCCTTGTCACCCGCATAATCCCGGTGGGCTACAGCAAAAACAATGAGCCCATATACGGTGATCCCATCGACAGCCCGCATATTGACGAATATGCCCAGCCCTACATCGTGGAGTATGAGTATAAGGACGTCAAGGTGGGCAGCGGCTATAAAACTGCCGCCGAGGTAAAGACCGAGATCGAGCGCCGCGCCCGGCTGGAATACGATAACGGAATAGATCTTCCCACCGTATCGGCAAGCGTCGATTATGTGGACCTTCAGAACACCGACATCGGTGTCGACTTTAACGCCTTCACCGGCGTATTTCTGGGCGATACGATAAGGATCCGGCACGAGGATTACCGTTTCGATATTGCAACTGAGATAAACGCCTATGAATGGGACGTGCTGCTGGGCGAGTATGTAAGCCTTGAACTTGGCAGCAAGCAGGCCTCACTGTCTGATGTGCGCATAAGCCCGTCCCAGATCGGCAACGGCACTCTCGCCGGACGCAAGCTGGCAGCGGGCACGGTAAGCGGCGCGGAGCTGGGCGAGGGCAGTGTCGGCGAAAACCACATCACAGAGAATGCAGTAACAGAGAAGAAGATCGCCGACGGAGCAGTAACGGCTGATAAGATCATCGCCGGATCCGTAACCGCAGAAAAGATAGCGGCGGACTCCATTACCGCGGAGAAGATCTCTGCGGAAGCTGTGACAGCTGACAAGATCAAAGCCGGAGCTGTGACCGCTGCAAAGATCGACGCAGGGGCGGTGACTGCTGAGAAGATCGCATCGAAAACCATCACCGCCGATCAGATCGCCGCAGGAACTATTACGGCGGAGTCGGGCATAATCGCCAACGGCGCAATCGGCACGGCACAGATCGCAGACGGCTCAATCACTTCGGCTAAGGTTGTAGATTTGAACGCAGACGTCATCAAGACCGGCACGCTTTCGGCAGACCGACTGCTGCTGGCGGGCGACAACGGCGTTATCTACAAGATAAACGCCACCTCCGCGGGCCTTTCAATGACCGAACTGTCGAAGGATCAGTACAAGCATTACATCAATGGAACGGTCATCGTGGCAAAATCCATCACCGCAGCCCAGATCGCGGCGAAGACGATCACCAGTAATGAGATTTTGGCGGGAACCATTACCGCTGCAGAGATAAACGTGTCGGATCTGTTTGCGGCAGAGGCCACCATACAGGCGCTGAATGCCGCGGACATCTCCGGCAACGAATCGCTGCATCTGTATGTGTCCGGAAAGCTAGGATACGTTGACGAAGAAGTGGCTGCGCTGCGTACGGAGATCAATCTGGTGCCCGGCAAGATAGAGCTGGCGGTATCGGAGATCGACGAGTTCCATGCTGGCACGACGGTGGACATCACCAAGGATGAGTTCCGGGTGAGCACGCCGGAGTTCGTTGTGGACATCGTGGACGATGACGGCGAGACCAGCATGCTCTCCATCGACGAGAACGGCGCGCGGATGCAGACGCTGGTGTGCCCGGACGTTGCGCCAAGGTACAACGGGCCCGCGACGCTGAATGTCAATAAATCAGCCACGTCGGCCCAGATCGCTGCGGGCACCCATTACCGCAGTATCGCGGACGCTGCTGCGGCGCTGAGCAACAGGTGGATCGGCAAGAATGTGGTGGTATATGTGGCCGCAGGCACCGTGGAATACGGCACGGTGACGCTCCAGGGCGCATACGGCAGCGGCAGCATATACATCATCGGCGACGAGATCAGCCCCGCGAAGTTGGTGGGCAAACTGCAGATCATGTACAGTGGCTGCCCGGTGCTGGTGCGGTATCTGAACGTGGATTCCGCAAGCGGCGGCGTGGGCATTGACTGTGCGGGCTCTGCGACCATGGCCATAATCGAGAATTGCGTGATCACCGGCAAGGGCGTGAGCGTTTCCGACGGCAGA